ATGAACAAATCCAACAATTAAAAGAACAAACCGATACAGGTGGATTAAGGAAATGATATGGTTGATTTGGCCAAATTCATTGAGGTTACTCTCAATGAACAAGATGATTTTTTGAAGGTTCGTGAAACTCTAACACGGATCGGAGTATCTTCACGCAAAGAAAAAGTTTTATACCAATCTTGTCACATTTTACATAAACAAGGTAAGTATTATATCACACACTTCAAAGAACTATTTGCACTTGATGGAAAGCCATCGAATATTTCTGAGAATGATATACAAAGACGTAATGCAATTGCAAATTTATTGGAAGAATGGGGTCTAGTAAAAATTCTAAACCCACAATTGATGAAAGATAATATTGCACCATTACACCAAGTAAAGATTATTTCGTTTAAGGAAAAAGATGATTGGGAATTAATTACCAAATATAATATTGGTAAAAAACCTCAAGATTATTGAAGTCCTTAACTAAATAAAACCGTGACGCCTTCGGGGTCACATTTTTTTAACTCGCTTAATAGGAGATAACTATGACACTAGGACATATTTCATTTGGTCCATTGCACCACTCTACACTTGGCTTTGACCGATTCTTTGATGACGTTGAAAGACTTATGAATGTAGATGTGCAGAAAACTGTATCCAACTTTCCACCACACAACATCGTAAAACTGGATGACACTCGTTACATCGTAGAACTTGCCGTTGCAGGATTTTCTAAAGATGAAATCGAAATTTCAGTTGAAGATGGTAAACTAACTGTCAAAGGTGAAAAGGAAGATAAAGAAAGCAAAGTGCAATATCTACACAAAGGTATTGGCACAAGGTCTTTCACAAAGACACTCACCATTGCAGATACAATTGAAGTGAAGGGTGCTGAGTTTAAGGATGGTATTCTAAGTATTGGCTTAGAGAATATTATTCCTGAACATAAGAAACCTCGCAAGATTGAAATTGGTGACAGTTTGAAGAAATTCAAACCAGAACTTCTACAAGAGAAGTCTGCCTAACCGGTGGGGTCGCAATGACCCCATTTTTGCCTCACAACTTTATTATTTTGGTGTATAATTAAATCATGTTAAAAAAAGATAAAAACTTCCGCATTTCTAAACAAACGAAACGAACAATGGCAACCTTTGTTGACCCTGTTGCTCGTCATGCATATAAAAATGCAATGATTGAGGCTCAAATTGCTGGGTCACAAGTGTTTGAAAAGAAAAAGAAGCGTGTGAATGAAACCGAAACTGCTTGACGCATACATGAAAACTGCGGAGACATTCGCTGAATGTTCTACCGCAAGAAGACTTCATGTTGGTGCCATTGTAGTTAAAGAAGATAGGATTATTTCTATTGGTTACAATGGCATGCCTTCAGGTTGGGATAACAACTGTGAAGATGAAAGTGTGGAACTATATTCTGGATACGAAGGTGCTATACACCGGACAGTCTTAAAAACTAAACCCGAGGTGCTTCATGCTGAAACAAATGCGATTGCAAAACTTGCTAAGTCTAACGAATCTGGTATGGGTGCTACTATGTTTATTACCCATGCTCCATGTTTGGACTGTGCCAAACTTATCTACCAAAGTGGTATTGGCAGTGTTCTATATCGCAACTCTTATCGGAGTGATGTTGGTGTCTCGTTTCTACAAAAAGCAGGAGTAACAGTTGAAAAAATATAGTGCAGATGTTGTTGAGATTTGCGAGAACGGTGATGCAATATTACAATTCTCGGATGAAATGATTAACGACCTTGATTGGAAACCAGGTGATATACTAAGTATAACCATGGTAGATGATGCAGTACATTTAAAAAATATTACCAAACATCCAGATTTATTTAAGGAATAATTATGGCCAAGAAAAAAGTAAAAATAGAATTATATGAACAAGCACCTTACATACAAGGTTATAATTCTGCAATAGTTAAAGAAGAATTTTATAATCCATATGGCGATGTGGAAAATGCAGAAGCAGATGCAGAAGATTATGCTCGTGGTTATGAAAACGGATTAGAGGTAGAATAATTATGTTAGTTATGCCAGATACTATGATAGGTAAACCAGTTGGTTTCACCTGTTCAACTTTTGATTTACTTCATGCAGGTCACATTCTTATGTTGGCTGAATGTAAACAAATCTGTGACTATCTGATTGTTGGTGTTCAAAGTGACCCAACGATTGATAGACCAGGAGTTAAAAACAAACCAGTACAATCTATTGTTGAACGATATGTCCAACTCTCTGCGGTCAAATTTGTGGATGAAATTATTGTTTACAACACCGAAAAAGACCTTGAAGATATGTTGATGTTCTTGCCCATTAGTGTTCGCATTATTGGTGAAGAATATAAAGACAAAGATTTTACAGGTAAACAAATCTGTGAAGACCGTGGCATTAAAATTTGGTTTAACTCTCGTTCACACCGATTCAGTTCTTCTGAATTGAGACAACGCACATATCAGTCGGAGATGAATAAACAAGTGAGTAAAAAAGATGAGTAAAACATTTACTGATGTTCAAATGTTTATGTTGGCTTCAGGTCAAACAATAAACACAAACAACGAAGAACAAGCACAATTATATCACCGTTTAATCAATGAAGAATACAATGAATTTATTGTTGCAAGAAATCAAAAAGATGAAGTTGAAACTTTAGATGCCTGCTTCGATATGGTGTGGGTCATTATTGGTTATATGTTATCAAAAGGTTATGATGTTGAAGGTGCATGGGACGAGGGTGCGAAAAGTAACCTTGCCAAAATTGATGAAGTTACAGGCAAAGTTTGGCGGCGTGCTGACGGCAAAGTTTTGAAGCCAGAAGGTTGGCAGAAACCAGACTTCAGCAAGTTTACCTGTAAAAGACTTGCGATCAACACCAAAATCTGATATAATACAATTTGTTTTTAATATGAAAGAGACTATGAACATTCGTGAAATTGCCAAGAAACTTGCTATCGACAATCGTTTGCCTAGAGCAGACCGTTATGACCTCTACTTGAGGAATTTTGATGGCATGGTAGAAGTTCTTGGTTGGATGCAAGACCCAACTGCTGATATGAATGACTATCGTGGAAGAGAAATGCTCTTCCCTAAACGATGGGTTACTATCGGTGTTTTATCAGGAGATACAAAAGTCCATGTATAGAGTAACTTACTACTTCAACAATTCAAATGCAGTTGCCTCTAAAGAGTTTCAAAGCCTTCAAGAAGCAACTGACTTTTCTATTAAACAACCAATCAATTCAATTATAGAAATTAAATATTATGACGATAAAACTAATAACATTCAAAACGAACCAAACCTTAATCGGTGAAATTGTAAGTGATACTGCTACACACATCACATTAAAACAACCTGTACAGGTTGTCATACAACCAACTAAAGAAGGTCCTATGATGGGATTTTCACCTTACTTAGAATTTGCCGAAGAATTCAAAACAGGCATTTCTCTTCCAAAGGATAATATTCAATGTGTTACAACACCAATGACTGAATTAACAAATCAATACAACCAAGTCTTTGGCAGCGGTATTCAAATTGCAAGTTCAATACCTAAATTCTGATATAATGACTGAATGAAATATTATACAAATGTTGCCTCTGTTGGCAACAATATTCTTTATCGTGGAGTAAAAGAAGGCCGGCGTGTTAAGTTGAAAATTGCTTACACGCCGACTTTGTTTTTGTCTTCCAAAAAACAAACCAAGTTCACATCATTAGATGGTGAATACCTTGAACCAATGAAGTTTGAATCTATCCGTGAGGCTAGAGATTTCGTCAAGCGTTACGATGGTGTTGAGGATTTCAGAATCTATGGTAACAACAGTTATGCCTATGCGTTTATTGCTGATGAACAAAAAGGTATGGTTGACTGGAAGATTGAAGATTTATCTATTGCAGTAATAGATATTGAGGTTGGTTCTGAGAATGGTTTCCCTGACCCATATCTTGCAAATGAAACAATCACCGCAATTTGTATTAAGTATCTCAATGGTCAAACAGTTGTGTTTGGTTGTGGTGATTATGAATTGCGTGGCGATGAAACTTATGTTAAGTGTGATGATGAGTTTCAATTATGTAAAAAGTTTCTACGATTCTGGGAAGAGAACTGCCCTGATGTAATTTCAGGCTGGAACATTAAGTTCTTTGATATTCCATATCTTGTAAATCGTTTCAATAAGATTCTAGGTGAAGATGATACACGAAAACTATCACCGTGGAACTTCATTAGTAGTCGCAAGGCTGTTGTAAACAACCGTGAATTGA